TTTTGGATCGCCGCTGGTTTTCGGCGAGGACTACGAACTCAACCAAATGTTGGATTCGTACGACAAGCTTAAGCTTTTGATCGATCCAAAATCCAAGCAAGTTGAAAACGCTGTTTTGGCAGCCGGTCGCCAAATCGATCGTTTCATTTACGCAGCCGCAGTTGGCTCCGCTAAAACAGGTAAAAATGGCGGAACGACTACCAACTTTTTGTCCGGAAACATCATCAACGTAAATTTTGGTGGTGGTAGCGATGTCGGACTGACCGTTGAGAAACTCATCGAAGCTAAACGTCTTTTGATGAGAGCAGACGTGGACCTCGAGAGCGACGAGCTTTGGTGTCCAATCGGCGCAACTCAGCACGCCAATCTTCTTAGCCAAATTGAAGTAATTTCTAGTGACTTCAACGGTGGGATGCCCGTCATGAAAGACGGAAAACTCATGGAGTTCTTGGGTATCAAGTTCGTGCACACCGAAATCACGAACGCCACTGCAAATCTTTCGAGCGGAGACGCCGTGATCCCAGTTTATGCCAAGTCCGGCATGTACTTGGGAATCTGGGACGACATCAAAACTGACATCGGTGTTCGCCGAGACATTTCCAAGAATCCTTGGGAAGCGTCGGTGACTTTGACTGCCGGTGCAACTCGTCTCGAAGAGGCGAAAGTCGTTAAGATCCTCTGCAACATCTAATTCACAGGACTTTAAAGGAGAAAAAATATGGGAGTAGTTAGCTTAAAATCGTTAATGATCACAGACCGCGATTCGAGTCCTATGGTGAAAGCCGGAGGATCTCAAGGCGGTGTTTTGAAAGAAATGGTCGGAACCCTTGAAACCAACGCAGATGATTCGAGCGCATCGGTTTATCGAATGGTTCAAGTTCCGAGCAATTGCCGGGTTTCTCAAGTTCTTTTGTACACAGATGATTTGGGAACCACTGGAACCATGGACATCGGTATCTACCAAACAACCCAAAATGGCGGCGCTGAAGTTGATGCCGACCACTTTGCTTCGGCGGTAGACGTGAATGCGGCAGCGTTAAACGCCGTCGATGTCACGCACGAATCCGGAGTATTTGGTCTTGAAGATGCTGAGAAGCCTCTTTGGGAAGCTCTTGGTTTGAGTTCTGACCCGGGCATTATGTACGACGTTTGCGTCACCCTCCGCGCGGCTATCACCGCCGCAGGAACGGTTACGCTCAAAGCTCGTTACGCGCAGTAAGTAATCTGGGGGCTAAGAGAAATCTTGGCCCCCAAAACTTTTTGGAGAAATTGCAATGGCAACAAGAATTTATGGAATTTCTGCCGGAGAAACAAACGTAACTGAGGGCGTTGGCTCTGCGGTTGCTGCGGATTCGGTTGAGCTTACAGTCGAGTTAGCGTCCACGGCGGTGAATACCACCGGCGGTACTCGCGCTCTAGATAAGGTCGAAGTTTTAGAAGCTATTGAGCGAATTAAAAATCACATCATTGAAGGTAACTGGCCACCGGCCTGATTAGGAGATATTTATGGCGGTTGGTTTGAGATTAGACCTCGCTTCAAATGCCGGAGCCGGAAACGGAACCGCGAAAGAATGGCCGGGCGGGACTGGTTTTTTTATGGCCGAAGCAACTTGGGGTGGCGGGAGCGTAAAGCTTCAATATCAAACTCCTCAAGGAACTTGGGTTGATGTGGCAAGTAGCACGCTTTCGGCAAACGGAGCGTTAAAGCTCGATGTTCCTCCGGGTCAAGTCAGAGCCGCGATTGCGACTTCGACAGCCGTTTATGCGCATTTTGTAAGAATTTAAAAGAAAGGGGTTCCTAAGTGGCGAGTGTCGTTGATATTTGCAATATCGCACTTCAAAAGCTTGGGGCTGGGAAAATCACTAGCCTTTCTCAAGACACCACAAACGCCAGAGCTTGTGCCACTGCTTACGAGCACTGCAAAAAAGCCGCTTTAGAAAACCATCCTTGGCGGTTTGCTGTTAAGCGAGCTTCGCTTGCAGCCGATTCACCCGATCCGGATTGGGGTAAGTCTGCCGGGTACGAATTGCCAGCCGACTATGTTCGTTTGGTGAATGATTATCCTGAGTTTAATTCCGCTGACCGCGATTATGAGATCGAAGGGCGTAAGATTTTTTCCAATCGCTCTGCTCCTTTAGAAATCAGATATGTCCACAACGTAGAAGACGCCTCTCTTTTTTCACCACTTTTTTGTGAAGTACTTGCTTGCGACATGGCCGATCAGATGTGTGAGGCTCTCACTCAAAGTAATTCTAAGAAGGCTTCCATCTCTAGCGACAAAGAGGAAGCTATCGCAAAGGCCAAAAAAGCAAACGCTTTTGTGCGCCCACCACAACGAATGCCAACCGACGAGTGGATTACGGGGAGGCTTTAGATGGCTAAAGTTTCTCCCATTCAAGGAAACTTTAACGGTGGCGAGTTTAGCCCTCTTGTCCATGGGCGTGTTGATTCAGACCGCTACAACACGGGGTTAGCTCTTTGTGAAAACTGGATTCCAACCATTCAAGGCGGACTAACTCGTCGCCCGGGCAGCACCTTTGTTGCTGAATCCGCTTCGCCAACGAAAATGTGCAGACTCATTCCGTTTGAGTACTCGACCGAGCAAGCCTATGTGCTCGAGTTCGGCGAAGGAATCGTTCGGTTTTTTAGAGACAACGGGCAAGTGGAGTCTGGCGGCAGTCCTTACCAACTACCTGACCCGACTAAACTAGATCCATACGTTCCGTATTTGGAAGACGATCTTTTCGAACTTAAGTACACGCAAAGCGCCGACGTTCTGTATGTGGTTCATCCGGGTTACATCCCGGCTAAATTTTTGCGCTACGGTGATACGGATTGGGGATATCAGTATCTTGATCTGAAAGACGGTCCTTACTTAAACGCAAATACAACCGACGACATGCCCCAGCCCACAAGCTATACGCTAACCCCGAGCGCAGCTACTGGAAGTGCGGTCACGCTGACTGCGGGTTCTGAACAAACGGTTTCAAACGCGGTATCAAACGGCGGAGCCATTCAGCTTACGATGAGTAATCACGGATTTTCCACCGGGCATCGTATTCATGTTTACGGTGTAGTTGGAACCACTGAAGCCAACGGCACCTGGGTTGTTGATCGCATTGACGCAAGTAACGTAGTTTTGCGGGGGTCAACTTTCGTAAACGCGTATTCTTCCGGCGGAAACGCTAGAGCCGGTCTTTTTAAAGCCACTGATGTTGGCAAACACGTTAGAATTTTAGAAAGCGGAGTCTGGGGTTGGGCTATCATCACCGGGTACACAAGTGCCTCTCAGGTGACAGTGTCTGTTCAGAAGACGCTTACGAGCACAAGCGCTAAATCTACTTGGAGAATGGGAGTTTTCGGCCCAGGGAACTATCCTTCTTGCATTACTTTTCACGAAGATCGTTTGTTTTTAGCGGGCAGCCCAAGATATCCGCAGCGCGTGGATGGGAGTTGCTCGGGAGATTACGAAAACTTTCAACCTACCGATAGCGCAGGAAGCGTAACGAACAATCTTGCCGTAGGATTTACGCTTAACTCTAGCGACGTAAACGTGATCCGCTGGCTTACTTCAGATGAAAAAGGTTTGCTTGCCGGAACGGTGGGCGGAGAGTGGGTTATTCGTCCTTCGGCTGCAAACGAAGCGCTTTCTTCGACAAACATCTCAGCTAAAAAATCCACCTCCTACGGAAGCGCAAACATTCAGGCCCTTCAAGTTGGGAGAGCATCAATCTTTGTTCAAAGAGCAGGAAGAAAAATAAGAGAGTTTACCTATTTCTACGACGTAGATGGTTTTCAAGCCCCGGACATTTCTATTCTAGCTGAGCACATTACTTTTGGCGGCATCAAACAGATGGCGTTCCAAAAGGAACCCCAAAGCATTATCTGGATGGTTCGAAACGATGGCGCGTTAGTGGGCATGACCTACGAGAGAACCATCGACGGGTTAAAGGTCGGTTTCCACAAGCATTGGCTCGCCGGAGATAGTGACCAAGTTGGAACTCCCGCCGTGGTGGAGAGTGTCGCGGTTATTCCTTCGTCGGATGGAACACGCGATGAAGTTTGGGTTTCTGTCAAACGATGGGGACCAAGCGGAACTACCCGATATATAGAATATATAAACAAGCTTTTTGAAGACGATGACCGAATTGAGGAAGCTAAGTTTTTAGACTGTAGTCTTACTTACGACGTACCTAAAACAATCACTGCAATCGCCACCGGATCGAGCACTATCGTTGACTGTGCGTCGCACGGTTTCTCCCCAGGTCATGTGATTCGCTTCACCGAAATCGTTGGCATGACGGAGTTAAATGAAAAGTCTTATACGATTCTATCGGTCAACGCTAACGACTTCACGATCGATCTTGATTCGACCGGCTTCACTCCTTACGTTTCCGGCGGATACGCCAGAAGAAAAGTCACCACAGTAAGCGGGCTAATTCATCTTGAAGGCGAACAAGTTGGAGTGATCGCTGACGGCCTTGTTCAGTCTCCTAAGACAGTCGATAGCGGTTCCATAACTCTGGATTATGCCGCATCTCTCGTCACGGTAGGTCTTCTCTATAACTCAGATGCAAAGCAACTACGCCTTGAAGCCGGAGCACAAGACGGAACGTCTATCGGTAAAACAAGGCGCATCCATCGCGAGGGAATGCTTCTTCACAACACGTTAGGGATAAAAATTGGGCAGTCCTTTGATGACATGACCCGGGTTATTTTTAGAAACGGCGGGGATTTACCCGGCGTTCAGACGCCGCTGTTTTCTGGCATCCACTCAGAAATTATTCAGTTTGATTACGATTTTGAAAACCAACTTTGCATTAGAGCAGATCAGCCGCTTCCGGCAACGATTCTCGCTTTGATGCCGCAAATGGTGACGCAGGATAGGGGATGATTGAAGTGGTAGCACTTAAGAGTGAGCACATTGAGGCGTTGGTTTCCGAACCGGGCAACGAGCACCTTTCCCACTATTTGGTGGCAGACGTGCTTTCGGCGCTTGAGATTCAGCCACACTCCCGAACCGTTTTAATCAACGGTTCTCCCGCGCTTTGTGGGGGCATTATTATGTCCGCCGCCCACAGAGGTGAAGCGTGGGCGATCATAAGTAAAAAATTTAGAAGTCAGTTTATTTTAATTCACCGAGCAGTTCTCAAGTTTCTTGCAGAATGCAGAGTGAAGAGAGTTGAAGCGGCGGTGGATGTGGATTTTGAATCCGGCCACCGTTGGATGGATAACCTTGGCTTTTCCTTGGAGGCTCCTGTCATGCGGGCTTTTAGCCCGAACGGCGGAGACTGCTCGCTTTACTCTCGAATCACGGAGGATTCCTAATGGCCGCAGAAGCTATTGGTGCGCTTGGAGCAATTAATGAGGGTAAGGCGGGCAAGTTAGCCGGAGACTATAACGCTCAAGTTGCGGAGAACAACGCAGCATATTCGCGCCTTCAGGCGCAAGAAGAAGCCCGCAGAACCAGGGCTTTGGCCAGACAAGTGATTGGTAATGCCCGCGCTTCTTATGGCGCGAGCGGGATCACTCTTGAGGGAACGGCAATGGATGTTCTTGCAGATAGCGCCGCGAGTGCCGAGCTAGACGCACTAACTGCTATTCAAACGGGCGAAGCAAAATACGCAGCTTATAAGAACGAAGCCCGCATGGAAAGAATCGCCGGAAAGAACGCAATGAAGTCAGCCAAGCTTAGAGCTTATGGGCTCTTAATCAGCGGTGGGCAAAAGGCCGCAGCACAAATAGCCATGGCTGGGGCCGGAGGTGCGGGCTAATGAAGATCATTCAATACACCCAGCAATCAGACGTTAGAAACCCGATTGATCAGCCTCGAGTAAGTGCTGAAGCTTTAAGTACTGGAAGAGGCTTAGCGGCTTTAGGCCAAGGCATCGATGATGCGATCGAGGGGACGCAAAAATATTTGGCTTTGAAAGATCAGAAAGCCGAACAAGATGAAATTTCTCAGACAAACGTAAAACTTTCTGAAGCAAACGCTCTGTTCAATAAAGAGTGGCAAGAGACTTTGCGAACGAGTGACGGAAGTGACCCTGATCTCTCTAAGAACTTCATAGCTCGTTACGACGAGTACATGACAGAAGTTTACGGCGGGTTAAAAACTAAGGGCGGAAAGCAGTACTTTCAAGAAAACAACGCCCGCTTAAGAGCAGGACTTGAGAAAAGTTCTTATTCCGGACAAGCAGAACTAGCCGGTCAAAAAGCAAAGCTTGATTTTAGTAAGGCACTTTCGTTTAGCTCGTCAGCACTTTTAGATAATCCTACCGGATTTCAATACGCAAAAGAGCAGCAAGATGGCTACATCCGTGGCCTTGTTGCTGCGGGTAGGATTTCTGAATTAGACGGTCAGGCCCTCATGCTTGAGAAAGACCGCGAACTTGCTACTTCAGCAATCCGTGGGACCGCAAAGTTAAACCCAGCGCTTGCTAGAAAAGAGCTAGAAAGCGGAGCTTGGGATCAATACTTAGACGCAAGATCAAAAGAAGTTCTATTTGGGGCCGTAGAACGAGAAGAACGCTCCGCCGAAATTGATCGCGAGCGAATGCAAGCCGCGCAAGAAAAAGCAATGAAAGCGCGCCAAACTGAAGCCTACGACCAGATGATGGATAAGTGGGTGGATGGAAAGCTTACAGCGCGCGATGTTTCCGATTCAATTTTAGACCCAAGAGAGCAGCGCGTTTTGATCAACATGATCAAACGCGAGAAGAAAGCGCCAAGAACTCTCAAATCAAACCCTTCAAAAGTAGCAAAGATGTATGAGCGCGTGGTGATTCTGCCGGATGGACACCCAGCTAAAATCGCAAACGAGTCGCAGCTAGATGATCTTTTCATGCGCGGCCACATTTCTGCGCTTGATCACAAGGAAGCCCGCGCACTTTTAAAGAAATCTCAAACCGAAGAAGGAAAGCTTGAGAACAAGTACAAAGCCGCAGCCATGGAGATGGGTAAAAAGATGGTCTATGGCAAGAGTGCTCGCGAAGCAGAAATGTATCGAGGATTTCAGCAATCTTACGAAAAGGCTTTTGCCGCCGGTATTAGGGCCGGTAAATCGCCAGAGGAGTTATCCTCCCCCGAGTTTGTGGCTCAGGTTGCTCGTCCTTTTAAACTAAGTCCTCAACAAAAACTTCAGGATAAAGCTACAAGAATTGTTCAAACGAAAAAGAAAGTAGATGAGCAAGAGGCTGCGGCTAAAAAGAACGGGGAAAAACCAAAGACTAAGTTTGAGTTGATGCAAGAAGCTCTCAGAAAGAGAGGGCTTTAATGGCAGAGTATTCCGCCGGTCTTACTAAAAAAGACATTAAGTACATCACGGATAAAGATCCTGAAGCCAGATCCGGTCAGGAACGAGCTATTTTGGAAGACATGGGCCTTATAGCGGAGGATAAACCTGCGCCCGCCCACGGCACTACGAGACTCACTGACGAAGAAGCCGGTTACGACCAAGCGGCTTATGACGAATTAATGGAGTCCTTTGATGGGCAGGATGAGGATTTTAATAATTGGCCAGAAGAAGTTAAAGCTCGTTACGAAAAAGCTTGGAACGATGTTTATTCGATAGAGCAAAAGCCAATCTCTTCTTGGACTAAGGATGAGCTTAGCCACGTTACGGCGGTTACAGGCTTATCCGTTCAAGAACTGCAAGACTACGGTGTTACGCAGCCTGACGGACTATCCATTGAAGAATTAATGGAGCGCGGTCGAGATCCATTGACTGGCGCGGTTGGTGCTCCCTTAACCGAAGAAGAAAAAGCAAATACTCAGAGGTGGGAAGAATGAATGATCTCCCACTAGGTCAGCAACGCATCGAAGCTTTAAGGAAGGAAAACTTCTCGGAGCAGGACATTCTTGAGTACCGCGCTCAAAGCGAAGAAATCCTTCGAAACGAGGGCTACGACGAAGATAGTATTCGCGGGTTCTTTGGCGATCCAAAACCGAACTTAGATGAAGTAAAAACCCACATCAAAGAAGATGCCACCTGGCATCCGCCAATGGTTCCTCAAGGCCAAGAGGGAAAATACAATCCTAATGCTAGGAAAGCTAAAAGCGTATGGGATGCATTTGAGAGCGGACTTAAAAACTCTAGCGCGGGACTCGCTTATCGCGGCGAGCTTTCAGACGTTGAGCTAAAACCCGGCGCATCGATTGTAGATCAGATGGCGTATACGGCGGGTCTTGCACTTGGAGACTTACCGGCAGCGGTAGCGGGAGGCGCTGGTGTTGGAGCTGGGGCAGGAGCCGCTGCTTCGGCAGTGGCAACGCCAGTGGTCGGTGCTCCTGTAGGTGTTGCTTCCGGTCTTTTTGCGGCGGGCGCAGTTCCTGCCGGGATGAGAAAAATTCTCATCAATAAATACCGAAACGGTGAAGTTAAAAGTGCTCAAGAGTTTAGTGATCTTTTCACGGGCGTACTCGCCGAGTCCATGAAAGAGGGGGCCATCTCGCTTGCCACGGGCGGCGCGGGGGCGTTGGCCGGAAAAGCGATTGGCCCTCTTACAAATCAAATTGCAAGCAAGCTTGGAAAACAAGTTGTGGAGCAAGGAGCAAAGCTTACCGCTGAAGCCGCTACAATGGGGGTAGCCGGTCCAGCCGTAGAAGGACGTTTGCCTGAACCTGAAGATTTTTCTCACGCAGCAATCATGACGCTTGGAATGCACACGGCTTTTTCTGCCGCTACTTACGCGGGTAAAAAGGGTGCCCAGGCGGCGCGTAGTGCCGCTGAAAACAAAACTATTTCTAACGTAAAAGCAAAGTTTGAAAAGATTTACGAAGAAACCGGCTTACAACCCAATGAAGTCGCACAGATGGCCGAGGACAATCCGACCCTTCAGCGAGAACTTGTTTCGAGATCGAAAGATGTTCCTAAAAGTTTAGAGCAGTTCAAAGAGACTGAAGTAAAGAAACCCGAGATCACTGAAAAACTTCCAGAACATTTGGGTGGTACGGAAACGACGACTCAACTTGAATTTCCTTTTGCTGAGATCAAATCAGAAGATCCGGCTGCAATGGGCAAAAAGCCAACGGGAGATGTGCCCGAAGGAACCATCAAGAAACCTACTAAAAAAGAGCAAGAGGTTTTGAACGCCCAAGAAGCAGTTCGAAAGAAGTTTGAGGGTGTAACGCCTGAGAAACTAAAAGCGATGTCAGAGGAAGAGGCTAACGCTCTTGTCCGTGGTCGCATCCAGTCTACTAAAGAACAGCCCGGTCTTTTTAAAAACTTGGACACTAACGAGTTAGTTAGACAAACACTCGATGAGTACGATCCTATTCTTCGACTCCAAAAATTAATGACCGGGGCTAAGACCAAACAAGAGGCAATCGACGCCATCCCAGCCGCTTTTAATCCTTATGTTTTGGCTCGTACTCTAAAAGGCGTGGTCGGTAAAACCGTCACTTTCACCCAGTACGAAACTTTCGACTACAACACGTTTAAGAAAACGGGTGAGTCACTGTCGGCAATTCTTAAACCCTACAAGAAAAGCATTGAAGCGGGGCAAGGATTGGAAAACTTCATGGCCGCAGCCCGAGCCATTGAGCTTGGGAATAGCGGTCGCGAGAGCGGTTTTGCGAATACTCCGGAAATGGCCGTAGCAACGCGCAAGGCTTATGAAGCTGGTAAAGAGAAATACGGAAAAGACGCAAAACGGATTATCGATTATCAACGAAGACTCTTAAAGTATTTGGTCGATTCCGGTGTTAAATCGCAAAAAGAGTATGATGCGATGATCGCTAAGGGTGAACATTACATCCCATTTAAGCGAGTGATCGACACCGATCCGCAAAGGCTTTCTTCAAGTTTAAAACCAAAAGACCCTAAAGATAAAAAGCTAAAAGGTAGTGAACTCCCAATCTATTCGCCGATTGAAATGATCGTGAAAGATACTCACGAAGTTCTAGCGATGGCCGAGCGCAATCGCGTGATGAAGGCTCTTAAAGAGATGATCGGGGATAACCAGGAACTCATGCGAAAAGTTGAGGTTGACCCCGGTAAGGAAGTCACTGCTAACGGTGAATCATCCGTAGAGTTCCGCCCTCTAAAAGAAAACGAAATCGCTGTTTTTGAAGACGGCGAGCGTATTGTTTTTGAAGTTCCTGCCGATGTTGCTCAAGCCGTTAGCGGCATGGATCAAGCGTCCATGGGCTTAATGACTAAAATGATGGCAAAGAGTGCCGGGTGGCTAAGAGCCGGGGTAATCTTAGATCCGCTGTTTACGGCTAAAAACATAACGCGCGATCAGATGCACGCATTCGTGATGTCTAAAAACGGATACCTACCAGTGATTAGTTACTTTGATGGCCTTTACTCGATGGTCAAAAAGAACGAAGCTTTTGTTAACTGGATGAAGGGCGGCGGGATGGCAGCAACCATTCAACAGGTTGACCGCAATTACATCTCATCAAACATTCAAAAGCTTGCTAAGGAAACCGGCTTTTTAAAGCAAGCGGGCAATGTGGTTAAATCTCGCGTAAACGCTCTTTCTCTGATCACAGAACTAGGGGAGCTTCCTACTCGTTTAGGTGAATATAAAAAATCAACTCGAGGGGCTTCAGACATTTCTAGCGTCATTAAAGGTTCTTACGACGCCCGGAATGTAACTTTGGATTTCCAAAAGCGCGGGGCAAAAATCGCGGCTTTGAACATGATTACCCCGTTTTTCAATGCTCGCATCCAGGGTTCTGCCCAACTCATTAGCGCCCTTAAAGATAATACCGCAAGTACCGTCATGAAAGGCGGAATGCTTTCTCTGGCGTCAGCAATTCTTTGGGCCGTTAACCGCGACGATGAGCGAATGAAAGAAGCCCCTAAGTGGGTGAAGGACATGTTCTGGCAAGTAGGTATTGACGAGTGGGTTCCGTCTCAAGAGGGAGAAGAAGGTAACATAAATACTCGTCAATTAGCGGACGGCTCTTGGGAAACGAATGTCGGAGAAATTCACAAAATCCCTAAACCCCAAGAACTCGGGCTGCTTTTTGGCGGAGGAATGGAAGCGGCTCTTGATGCTTTAGATAAGCAAGATCCGGAAGGGGCTAAAGAGCTTGCAGCTACTATACTTAAATCTTTCATTCCTCTAGATGCCCCCCAAGCGATCAAACTTCCGGTTGAGTTACTCACAAACCACAGCTTCTTTTACGACGGACCAATTGTCGATTACTTCACCGAACAAGAGGTTTCACATCTTCAGTACGGAAATAATACGAGCGAAGCTTCTAAGTTTTTAGCTCGCAAAATGGACGAGGCCGGTATCCCACAGGGGTTTATTCCCGCTCCATCAAAAATGGATTACTTCGTGCGCGGCTCTCTCGGGACTTTGGGTGCTTATGGTTTAGCGGGAGTCTCTCACGTTATTCAAGCTCTGGGCGGTGATGTTGATAAGAAGATGACCGCAAAAGAGTGGAACGAACTTTCTTTTGTCCGTGCGTTTGGCGTGAAACTGCCTGAAGCAGCGAAATCCGTAAACGATTTTTATAAAATTAACGCAGAAGAAATTCAGCCGCGAATAAAAGAAATGAAGCAATACCAAAACAGCGGGCTTGAAGATCGAGCAGCCAAACTTGCCAATAAAAAAGAGTTCATGGTTGCTAACGCTTTGAAGGGTGAATTCAAAGAAGCGCTATCAGCATTCAAGGAAATCAGAGAAGCAGTAGCGGGGATTACATCTATCCCAGATTCCGACATGACTAAGGATGAAAAATCCAGGGCGATCGATGCACTTCTTTGGAAGCGTGCTGCAATCGCACGAGACACGGTTCTTATGTTTAAGCATTACAAAAAGGAAATCTCAAACGGTGCTTATCCGGAAGAGATTATTTACGGCGACGATGTCGAAGGAGACGAACAATGAGTATCGAAAGCGAATTAAGTAGGTATTCCTACGCTGGGAATGGGTCCACAACCGTGTTCGCCTTTCCTCAGCCGTTTCAACAAGAATCGGATCTTGTTGTCATGGAGGTTAACAACTCAACAGGAAGCGAGACACTGAAGACACTCACTACTCACTACACGGTGGCCGGTGAGGGTGGGGATAGCGGTGGATCAGTTACCATGCTCGTTGCCCCCGCAACGGGAGTCACTTTGCTGATCTACCGCGACCCGCCCATGACTCAAGATCTTGAGTTAGACGAGAATGAGCGTTTGCCAGTAGATGAGATTGAAAAGCGCTTAGATAAACTCACGCAGATTGCACAGCGTTTGCAAGACCAATTTAATCGTGCAGTTAAGTTGCCCGAGGGAAGAACAGCCGCATTCGACACTAAGTTTCCCACGCTAATCACTGAGGACACCGTTTTAGTAGTCAACGGAGATGGTGACGGGTTTGAGCTTGTTGATCGCGATGAGTTTGTTGGCGAGACAGGTGCTACAGGACCGCAAGGTCCGCAGGGAGATCCCGGCGCAGATGGAGCGGATGGGGCCGACGGAGCCGATGGAGCAGACGGCGCTCCCGGGGTAGGTGTTCCTGCGGGCGGAACCACTGGCCAGTTAGCTGCCAAAGCTAGTAACGATGACTTCGATATAGAGTGGATCAACCCGCCAAACAGTGCGGTTTGGGGAGGGATCACCGGAACTCTTTCCGACCAAACAGATTTAGACAACAGATTCACTGCCGTTGAAGGCGACGCTAACCAAGCGCTTACGGATGCTTCCGGTGCTCAGACGGACATCGATAATCATATCGCAGACACAACAGGGGCTCATGCAGCTTCGGCAATATCAAACAGTGCTTCTGGTAATCTTTCGGCGACAGACGTTCAGGGTGCGCTTAACGAACTCCAAACAGATGTTGATGGAAGAATTCCAGCATCCACTGTCGACGCAAAGGGAGATCTTTTAGTTGGAACCGGCGACAACACTGTCGCTAAACTTACCGTTGGCGCGGATGGGTCTTCTTTAGTCGCCGACTCTACGCAGTCTTCCGGAGTTAAGTGGGCACTTCCCGGCTCCGTTGGCGCATGGTCAACTTGGACCCCTACTTTTGCAAACCTGGGGACAGTCGCAAGCATCACCGCTAGATACAGATTTGTTGGTGATGTTATAGAGTACGAGCTAAACTTCACCACGCCAAGCTCTGGCGCAGCGGCAAATCCAGCGTCTTTTTCTTTACCCTCTGGATGGAAGGTTGCTTCCAACTATCCGAGCACCGTAACAAACCTGGCGGGGGTATGGGCAGAAGATGCTTCGACAGCAACTCACGGTGGTTTTTTGTTAGCCGTACAAAACGGAACAACAATCGGTTTCGGAACAGACGGGACGTTTGGGGGTTCAACAATCAACCCCACTTCCGTTACTAACGGAAACACGATGGCCACTAGCGCTAGGCATAGCGCTAGGGGATCAATCCGCGTTGAGGCGGTTTAAGTGGAAGCCGACCAAATCGCAATCATCATCGGTGCGATGTTCAGCGGGTTTAGCGGCCTGATTTGGTCGGCTGGTAAAACGTATCGTCTCTTGAATCAAGTTGGAAAAAACCAAGAAAGAAACGATGCGCTCATAGAAGCAAAGATCAGACGGGTGCATGAGGATGTAGCTGAAAAGCTCGTCACTTTAGACAACCGTCTTTCAGTAATGGAAGCCAAATCCGTTTGGGCTGACGACTTCAAAGTAAACCTAAAGAAGTCCCTCGAAACCCACATCGAAAAAGTCAAAGAAGAAAATGACAAGCTTAGGGACGACGTTGAGTCCCACAAGAAGTGGCTGACAAGTGAAACGGTCAGAATATCTGAGAAGAAAAAAGGAGAAAGCAAATGAAAGAGTTATTACAGAAAATTGGTAAAGAGAAAATTATCGCCGTTGTTCTCGCAATCTTGGCTGGCATTGGTTTTTTGAACAAAGATGAACTCAAAAAAGAATACTGTGGTGTGGCTCCATCTCCATCCCCAAGTCCAATTGTAATTGAACAGGCTAAATAATGGGCTGGGCGGTTAAGGCTGCGGTTACGATTCTCTCAAACGAAACTCTGCGGGGGGTGCTGATCCCCTTTTTCGCCGACCTTGTACTGGCCCTTTTTCAAAAAAGCAAAACCGATCCAAAGCTGAAAGCAGATTTGGAATCTGTGGGCTCTGCCTTTGCTGGTTTAAAGGCGGAATCAACAACGGAGGAACGCGATGAAATCGCAAAGAAGCTACATGATCTTAGGAAGTAAAACTAAAACCGTCCTCCTTCTTGGGATTATATCTCTCTTCGTGGCTTCTTGCGCCGGGAAGCGGGTTACTGTCGGAAGTATTTGCTTCAGTGACCCGCCTTCTCGCTCCATGCGATGTCGAACCGCAAGCAATGAACTGTTGGTTATCCCCTGGGAAAAGTCGGGAACGATGGGCTGCTATAGAAAAGAAGACGCTGAGCTTATCGAGAAACGGCTGGTTGAACTCAAATGAAACAACCGAAACACTCAAACGATCCGGTGTGCACCAGGTGCAACAAACTCCTTGAAGAAGCAGATACTGACCTAGCGTATTGGGTTTTCGTTATCCGTTCCCAATTTTTAGACGCCCATATTTCCTGTACTTGGCGTGGCGAAGCAGATCAAAACCTTTACTTCAAAGAGGGTAAGTCCCAACTTAAGTGGCCTCACTCTAAACACAACACATTGAATGAAAAAGGTGAGCCTTGTGCGCGCGCTATCGATTTGTTCAAGCTAGAAGATGGTAAAGCCAAGTTTCCTATAGGCTTTTACCTGGCGATTAATCATTTCTTAGAAGATAACAACGCACCTATTCAGTGGGGCGGGGATTGGAAAAAGTTTAAAGACTATCCGCATTTTGAGTTGAAGTCTTAAACCACTTTCAGCACCGGCTTTCCGATCGAAACAATGGAGTCGGAGATGCTTTTAACCGCCTTAAAGCGGCTGTCTTCTAAAAGCTTCGCGTAAATCTTGGTAGTCTGAGTGCTCTTATGATTGAGAATTTCACCGATCGTCCCTAGGCTCTCACCTTGTGAAAGTCCCACGGTAGCAAAGGTTCGTCTCAAATCTCGAAGCCAAAGATCGTGAATCCCAAGATCAGATCTGATTTTTTCCCAAAGGCCGTGGACGAAATTAACCGGTACAAGCCGATCTCCGACCGGAGTCAAAGAGTCGAGCTTCTTTAAAGCGTGAGGCGGGATGACTACAGTTTCAGCCTCACCGGTTTCGGCTGTAGATTTCCCATCAAAGCTTACAATCCCGAACTCTTCGCCATCGATAAGCACCCTTTTCAAATTGCTGTGGGTTGCTCGCTGGAGAGTGGAGGGGCGGCAGCCGGTGTGAAGAACCAAGTAAATGAAAAGGGAGTGATAAGGGAAAGTCTCGAAATAAAAATCAAGTCGCTCCGAGATTCGCTTAATCTCCTCCGGCGTAGCAAAGCGGCTTCGCTTCTTTTCAGGGAATGGCTTCACTAATTTGCAGGGATTTGACATGGTGGTAAGTTCCTCAGCCGCAGCAAAACTGTACATTTTGCTTAGAACCTCAAGGCTTCGATTGCCGGTGGGCTTCATCTTAGAAAACCTTTTGTGCCAGTCCCTGACAACTTTGGGGGTGACCTCACCAATCTTCATTGCGCCCAGGGGCTGATCAATGTGGTGGTCGAAAAAGTTTTTCACGTCTTTGGCCCAGCCGCTCTTTCTGTAGCGCTCCGTGTCCCAATGCTCTTTATAAACGATTTCGAAAAGCTCCCGGATCGTGGGCTCGCCTCGTACGGAACTCCACTCTTGTTGGGGATCTTCCCCGGCAGCCACTCTTTCCAGAATCCCTTTAGCGACCACGCGGGCTTTGCTCAGGGTCATTTGCCCAAAGACCCCAATCTTTGGCCGCCGCTGCTTACCTGTGCGCGTGCGGTAGAACAGATAGAAAACCTTCCGGTTAGGGAAGCACCGAAGGTGGAGACCCGTAACGCTCTGGCCATCGCCTCGGTCATGGATAACATCCCCCGCCACGGCCTCTTTCATTAATTCTAAAATCATTGAAATTCTCCCTTCGCTGGTAGCACACTGGTAGCAAGCTTTAGGCTACTGATCGCTACTTTGGGATGTTTGGCTTCAACCCTTAGTTACAGTAAACGCAAAAAACCCGCTTGTTTTCAGGCACTTTGAGCGAGTATCACTACGTTGCGCTACTGTCAACTAGTTGACAAAGCTGGCTTCGAACCAGTTGGTCGGGAGTTCGAATCTCTCAGGGCGCGCCAAAATTTCAAGTACTTAACGCACTTCTGAATGGTTAGGGAAAATCGCTGGTCGCACACTGGTAGCAAAATTTGTAAATCAATTCGGTTTAGAAGATAAGTTATCAGTGGTGCTCGAGCGAAGTTTACTTTCTTCTTTCTCGACTTCTTTCAGTGGATATAGGACTACGCGTCCAAGCTTAATAAACTTAGGCCCTGTGCCTTGGCTTCTCCATTTACGGATCGTCACCACATGGCGGCCCCATCTTTTTGCCAACTGCTCGGTGTTTAAAAAATTACTCATATTCGCTCCAATCGATGTCTTGCCCTAAGTACTTGGACCAACTTTCACGGACGACGGAGAGTTCTGGCATTTTGTAGAAACGCACGCGCTCACCGTTCTCGCGTTTGCGACCATTGGCATCGATCTGGTCGCAATAGGTTTTTAAAATCTGGCCGATCTTTTGATCTGGGATAAGTCTGCTCTTGTTCTGAATGCTCTTGCAGTACTGGTAATAGGATTGCCGCAAGAGATCCTTTGGAACTTCGGTCATCCAGTCGCCACCAAAGCCCGGGGCGATAACGCCTTCAACCAAACAGTGGTGCCACCACATTGGGAGCGGCCCCATGGTTTCAAGCTTCTGCCCGAGAAGTGCTTCGGTTTTAGGGGCGACGTTGACGTTTACTTGTTTCAGATCAAAGTTTTTAAAGTAGTGAAGTAAGACTCGGCATCCTCCTAGATCATCTAAGTTAACGCGCATGTTTGAAAAGAAAGTAGTATCCTGCATGTTGCCTTCGCCCATTCTAAAAACGGCGTAGCGACGCTCGTCGGCGGAAGCAGGAACTAACCAATCCTCGTTTCCAATCACGACAAGTCTGACTAAGTTATCAACCGCGTAGGCTTCTTTGCCTTTGCGCTCGATCAGGATGGTGGGAGAGGTGGTCAAACCCTTAAGTTTCCCCTCGGCTGACTTATCGCCGGACCAAAACGCTTCATCTAATACAAGGCAAAGGCAGGAATCCAAGTGGCCGTTAAAGTTGGAAGTAAGATAGCGACCATCATGAGCAACCAAATAGTGGCGAGAACCCAATAGATACCCCACGCGATCAATAAGCGCATTTTTTCCGGTTCCTTTTCTACCCTGAAAAACCAAGGTGGTGAGTGGGCGCTCAAAAGGTTTTTGAATCATGTGGGCGAAGTAGCCCATCAGCCAATTAAAAAGCGTCTCGTTGTTGTGGCAGACGTTTACTTTCGCGTGATGGATAAAGGCATCAAAGCCCGCGCGCTGAAACGCGTCTGCATCTTCGTAAGCCAAAGGCTCGCAAGAAAACCCACGCCATAGATTATAGTATCCTTGGGGGGGCTCTTTCTCCGGAGAAAAAACCAAGCCCATGTACTCTCTGCGGCCAGGCCAGTTAAGCCAAATGTCCGCTTGGCTCATGGTTTTTCCGTTACCAACGGTCACGAGTTTTGTGGAGAAGCGACGTTTAAATGTTGCTTCAGGATAGTAGTGGATGTCCTTTCCTTCCTTAAGAATGGAGTGCCCGCCGTTTTCAAAGAGGAGTGCATACTCTTTGTTGATCTCATCTAAGTAAGATCCTTTGGTCGGGGCACCACTTTCAATCGTATCAAACATCGCTTCGGGTGAAGCACTACCGATCGGGTTAAGACCGTTTTTGTAGGCTGAGTCTACGACTTGGAGAATCTCTTCCTCATCAAGAGGAGGGACGCATCGGTCCCAGTGCTCTATCATGAGCCCTGCGCACACGTCGGATTTAACCCCAAGATCTTTAATTCTACAGGCAACGATGTAAGCCTTATGATTCCTCTCACCCTCGTTTGCGGAGGGGGCTTCTTCTTCCAGATAGTGAAGCGCTCTGATTTTGGCTTGGTCCTCATCCACTTTGATTGGAGCTTGTTGCTGGCTTCTTTCTTTGGCTTTTCCTCGCTTATCAATGATCCACTTAGGAGACTTAACCGGAGGGACTGGGGTTTTGATCAGATACTTTTTGCCGTCAATTACCGATCCTGCGGCAACGATGTATCCGCCTTTTGATCGAATATCTAAACCGGGGCCAAGTACTCCGGCACCTTGTCTAATGGGTTCATCCGAAAGATAGATTAAATGTTTTCCTCCGGTCGGAGTTTCTTGGGTAAGGGTTAAAGGAAATTCAAACCCTTTTAGTTCAAGCTTTAATAGCTCGTCGTCGCCAACGACGTTCCCTTTATTATCGACATCGACGACGACGAGCGCTCCCGAACCATTGTACCGCGTAGTACTGATACCAATGTTCGCAGTAGGAGTATGGGACCACCACTGCTTTATGATTTCAGGATTCGTGGTTGCTTGGTTGGGAAAGTCTGCAATCAGTGGGAGCTTAGAATTTGGAACTAATGGGAAAACGTGAAACCCTTTTTCTGCAAATTTAAGCGCCTGAGATACTAGTTCTAAACTCATTTTTGATACCTTTCGTCTCTAAATCCTTCGGCCTTAATAGGAAGGCCGTGAGCCCAAGTGGGTAGCTCGCACATGATAGATTCCATCTCTTCTACTGAACCAAAGTTCTTTTTAACTTCGCACACGATCTCGTCGTGAACGTGCATCACTACAGGGTAGCCTCGGTCTTCGAGTCTAAGCATTGCTTCGGCAAGTAAATCGCGAGCCACGGCTTGAGTGATGTTTTCACAAAACAATCCGCCATAGGCTTTGTGCCTGACCCATTTACCGGAGCCCGTCTCAACGCCCATGTAAGTGATGGCTTCTCTTGGTTCACCCCACGGGGTATCGACGAGTTCAACTTTTGGATAGGGATAAGAAAGGGCTCGCTTCGATGGGAGCAAACACCAAAGAAAAGAACCCGCCATCTTGTACTTAACTTCTCGGCCTGGGGCTCCCGCTTTGAAAACTAAGCCCGGGTTATTGACTGCGTTTTTGGCCGCTTCTTCTAGTGCGTACCAATAGTTTACGATCTTTTTGTTTTCAGTTCGCCAAGCGACCTTGATGTTTTCTGCTTCAGCTTCGGCAACCACGACACCATAATTTCTTGCCATGTTTTGGAAAGCCACTTTGCCGCCCTGATATCCGAGAGAAAGGATAGCAACTTTACCAATCTGGCGTTGAGCTTTGGTGACCGACAAAGGAGAGATGTGGTAAATCCCTGCGGCTGCGTACTTATATATGTCTTCGCCTTTTTCAAAAAGATCTAAAACCTTTTGCTCACCGGCAAGCCACGGGAGAACGCGAGCTTCAATTGCGGAGTAGTCTGCTCCCAATAAGTCGTGGCCTGGGGCTGCCTTAAAAAACCCACGCAAACAATCTGAGATGATCGAAATTGGCGGGCCATAAAATGTCTCAATCATTTCTGGCGCTGCCGCCAAAGGAAGATATTCAAACACTTGGTTGATGTCGGCCTGTGAAATCTTTGGCCTAGGGAGATTTTGTGGCTGAACTCTACGACCAGCCCATCTACCTGTAGTGGGTCCGTGGTACTGGAAAATCCCCCGCATTCTTTGGTCGTGGCAAACGCCTATGACCATGGCTTCAAGTTTTGCGGTCGAACTTTTTGCGGCTTCTTGCCTAAGTAGTAGAGCTTCCCGGCAATCTTGGGGAATGGCCTCGTTCTTAAGAAGCTCTACTACGTCGGCTTTTGCAATGCTTGGGACTTCGATTCCTCGGGATATCAACCAGTCACGAAATTGCCCCGTAGCATTGTAAGTTGAAACGGCGTGTTTGGTAATGCGCTTAAGCCGTTCGTTAAATTTTTCTTTTTCTTTTTCAATCAAAACGATCGCGTGCTTTACGCTTTCGGTGTCTATGAAGACACCGCGACGATTGATTTTATAATCAAGCTCCCAAACTTTTCTTTCGTTTGGAGTTAACTGCATAAGCCGCTTATCTAGTTGGCGCTCAACTTCCACGTCCTGTTTGCAGTAGTCATAAAGCTGCTTAAATTTTTCTGGGTGTGAGTCTTCGGTCCACCAAATAGCTTTCCCACTAGCGTCGTAGTCTCGTGGTTTTGAAAGCTGAAGCATCACGCGCGATCCTTTTAAATCTTTTTCTGCGGTGATCCCTGCGGCGGGAGCAGCTTTTTCTAAACTTCCGGGGAGGGCTTGCGCATAAGCGCGTGCCATCGTGCAATTGACTTGCTCAATCTTAAGAGAAACCCAGCCGCGTTTTTTTACGCAGACGTGCTCCCATATCAGCATCTCAAACCCACCCACGTTGTGACCGACGACAGTGCCGCCAGCCGCAACGTGGGCCATGACTTCCTCTGGGGGGTCAAAGTCTGTTCGCTTCCATAGTTTAATCTCTCCATCTCCAAACGCGTACGCCATGCACAAAAGATCCGTTGAAGGATGTCTTGCATAAACGTCCGAGCCCGACTTCTTTAAGTCGCATTCGCTCTTTGTTTCAAAGTCGATGTAGAGAGGAAGAGTCATGGACTAGAATAGATCGTTAACCGAAGACGCGGTTGTTCCGCTCTCGCTTGTTACTGGGGAAAAAGCTTCCTCAGCCGAAGGGCGACCGGAGAACGGCTCACCTTCAGCCATCTTTTGGATGTTACTTAATCCGAAAGAAACTCCGCGATTACCGGCTTGATCGTAGGCGTAGCAGCTAACCGATGCTCTGGCGTAACAGCCCGCATAGAAAGTGCTCTCGTCTAGGATGGGTTGGACGTTTTGATCCACAACTCCTGGGCGTTGAGTACTTTTTAGGTTCATAAATATTGCGCCTTCGGTGTGACCGGCGGGAAGAATTCTCTTACCGTCTACTTCCTTTGCTTTTTCGGCCTGATCGCGAAAGGGAGACTTTAAATTTTTTGGGTGCTTAGCTGGATCTGGACCCCACTTATCGATGACCGCTTGCTTGGCCGCCGCTTTTAGTGCGCTCAAATCTGCACCCTTGTCGAACAAAGCGACCACTGAATACTCGGTTTTGCCGCTAAGTTTGTTCACTTCAGGTTTAAAAACTTTCGGATAAGATACTCGGAATTTAGGTGTTGTTACGTTTGCCATGTTTTTCTCGCTTTCTGTTTTAGTTAAAGGGAACTGGTGTAAAATCTATTTCGGCCTGAGTTCTAGCGGGACGCTTGTCAGAGTCAGGGACAAGAGTCGTCCCGCTAGATTCAGAAACCACAAGGTCAGAAAGCTTTTCCTTTAAGTCCTTGGGGAGAAGCTTCTCGGCTTGCGCGACCGAGACAAGGCTTCTTTTAAAAATTTGGTTATCGTTAAGATTAAAATCGTCGATGAGAACTTTCGTTGCTGAGGCTTCGTCTTTCCACTTGCGCGTCGCTCTCTTCGCCACAAGCTTCCATCCAGGTGGAACCCGCCCTGCGTTGGCTTCATTGTATGCAAACTCCATTACGTTATTGATCCAGTCTTTTAATGTAGGAACCCAAGCCAAGACCTGGGCTAATTTTTCTGGGCTATAAGAGAAAGAAGGACTGAACTCTTCTTTTGCTACCGCCAAGGCTTTGTTGTGAATCTCGGGGCACACGCCTGCGGCTGGACACCAACCGCAATGATCCCCTGGGATAAGGGGCGCGTCTTCTTTGGTGGTGGCCTCTGCAAATTTCACAAGGTCGGCTGAGAAATCTAAAAGATCAAAGGCCGCAATCACTTGCTTTCTGATAGGCCCATCCGGATGTGGGCAGCGCGGCTGGACAACGGTAATCTCAACCGTTTCGCACGGAAGAGAGAAAGACATGAGCGCTCCCAGTGCGTAGTACATAAGCTGAGAATTGTTCTCAACTTCAACCGGGACACCCATGCCGTGTTTGTAATCCACGACATATAAAGTTTTTTCTTTTTTGTTGTAAACAACAGCATCGGCTGTGCCGAAAAGTCCATCATACAACTTACTGAGGTTAAATTTATGCTCGATCCAAAGCTCGTTTCCTTTGGCTAGTTTTTTAACGAAATCAACGTAAACCTGAACGGCTTCCAGCATCTCGTCACTTGGTTCAAAATTTGGTTTTTTGTTTTCTAAAAGTGACGCCGCCAGTTCATGAGCTTTGGTTCCTTCTTCAGCATAAGGAGAGGAGATTGAAGGAATGTCCTTAGAAAGTCTGACTGAGCCCGGACATTTGCTCCACCGATACATGGAGCTTGCGCCGATTTTTGAATGAGCTGGTAGCGTACTGCTAAACTCCGGGAAGAGTTCCAATTGAAGTGACATTTAATTTTTTCCTTTTAAAAGCTAACTAATTCGTCAGCGCTTCTTCACAAAGAGAGAAGACCTGTTCGTATTGTTCGGGCTTAACTTCGGCAAGCTTTGCCGCACCAACTTTGTTAAGGATCTTTTTTGCGGTCTCGAAGTCCACTTTCGATTGAACTTTGACTAGCATTTCCTTGATTGAATCAAGAGTGGGTGTGGCCTTGGCTTCTGGCGGAGGAGCGGGAGCAGGAGCCTTTTGTGAGGATTCTACTTCGACAGACTCTTCAGCTTTGTTGGCTTTTTTTCGAGTCTTCTTTACTTCGTTTGCCTCGATCGTTTCAGGTGGGTTCACTTGCTCAAACCCACCCAAGCTCATTACCAGTGCGGTAGCTTTTTCTTTTAGCTCAGCAAAAGTCTCAAACTCTAAAACATATTCTTGTTTTCGCATGTCCCCCCCGTAAGTGGCGTAACTCCAAATCAATTAGTGTTTATTTGAGTAGCGTGAAGTTGTTATTTTGTCTACTTGTTGTCATCAAAAATTTCTGTCAACTCCCTGGTTTTTTGTTTCAAGACTCTGGAAATCCTTTCATCTATAGAATTTGAAAGAGAAAAAAATCTGACTGTAACTTTTTCCGTTTGACCAATCCGATGACAGCGCATCGCAGCTTGTGCGTTGTTCGCAGGAACCCAATCCTGCTCAATAAACGCCACTTGATGAGCCGCAGTCAGCGTGATTGCGGTGCCAGCGGATTGAATATTTCCTATAAAAACCCTTGTTTTTGGGTTGTTTTGAAACGCATCAATGTTCCTTTGTTTTTTGTCGGGGTCAGTTCCTCCGTAAAGAGTTACTACTCCGAATTGTTTTAGCCTAACCCTTAGCCCTTCGATCACGTCCCTGTGGATTGCAAAAATCACCAACTTATTGTATGCGAAATTCGCAAGTTCTTGACTAAGGATATCGGCAACACTTTGAACTTTCTGAAGTCCTGTGTATCTTCTAAGTGTTGAAACGCTTTGGGCTAATGCCTCAAGCATCTTTATGCCAGGACTTCCTAACCCGATTGCTTTAACGCTATCCTCAACAAGTTGCCGCTCGCGTGACAAAATCCGATTTAATTCTTCTCGACGATCCTGGGGAAACACATACTGAACAAACGACGACTCTTGACTAAGATCAACTTCGCCGGGCTCAACAACCACATCTTGATAAAAAATTTCAGGTAAGTCTTTCATGACATCCTCCTTCTTTCTTCTCAGCATTATTCCTGAGAGTAACTTTTTAATTTCTGGAATCATTGCAGTCTTTGTGCCCGTAACGACATAGCCGTGCGGACCCAAGTAGCCGTTGCAATACTTTTTAATGAAGCTTGAGTGGGCTAGGGTAGTGACCCCAAGAGTGTAGAGTAGAGTCCAAAGTTCGCCCGCGTGATTGGGTGCTGGTGTACCAGATAAGAACCAAGCGCGTGTTGCTTGGCGAATAAAACCGCTTTTGCCGTAAATGCTTTGCGTTCGTTTAGCGTCTGGGGATTTTAAGAAATGACTTTCATCGGCGATCAGAAGATCAAATTTACCCCACAAGGCGGGGTTCATTTTGGTGGCTAGGTCATAACTTACGACGATTGAGGATACGGTATCCGGACTATCGCTTGCGGACTGAATCACCCTAAAACTTCTCAACCCTAGAGAAAACTTTTCAAACTCCCTAAGCCAATTGATTCTTGCGGCTGCGGGACACACAATGAAAATTCTAAAAGCGTTGATGGCATCGGCTGCCGTTACCGCTTGAGCAGATTTCCCAAGCCCCATCTCGTCGGCAAGTAGAGCGTGAGTACGCGACGCCAACCAGTCTGCTCCGGTTTTTTGGTATGGAAAAAGGCTAGTGAACGTGCTGCTCATCCGTTTTCCCGATCTCTTCCGTCTGTATAAGGCACGGATAGGGTGAAAGGGAAAGTGAAGTGTGTAACCAAGCGATTATGCGGCCAAGATTCATGTTTGGAATAAGGAATGTAATTGTGATTCTCATACTCCCCAATCCTCCGGCGCAATCTCTCCCATCACTGGACATTCGGTTAGGTAATACCTTTTAAAAATAAATTTTGGATCAAGCCCTCGCTTCTGCATATTTATGCGGAAAATTATGCACGCCAGGTTTGAAAGAGGGTAGTCCTTCATCTTGTCGATCATGAGCCACATCTTTAAAAGTCCAGATTCTGCGCCCGGCTTGTACTTAAGTGCGGTTACTACGGCGTGGATGCTCCACAATAACTGCGAGGCCAAACCAACTCGGTAGCCAGCGCAAGCCTTGAGAAAGGGCATGAGAAAGATCAGACGAAACATGTTCTTCTTTTCATCGTCTCCGGCGTCAAACGTGCCGTCGGATTTTTCAAGGATGTTAATGCACATCGCGGCCCGCTGTTCGTTTAGATAGGAAATCCCCATCACTTCGTCGTGAGAAAACATTCCGCCAGTTCCATCTGGCCAACGAGTAAAAGTACCGTTTTTGTAGCACTTCAAGATGTACTCAAGAATGTCATATTCTTTTAAGGCTTCGTTGTGCGAGCGCAGTACGAGCTTTGCGTAAGCTAGATAGATGAATGGGTTGTTTAGCATGGGGAAAGTTGGCAAGTTGTAGCGCGAATCCCATGCGTTTGATGTTTTAAGTTTTTCTAGTGCGGTCATACTGCTCCCGATCTAACTTCTTTCCATTCGCCTAGGTCATTAAACGCTTCGTGCGCTTTTAGTCCAAGGCCAAACCAAATGCCGTGATCATTCTCAATTAAGTATCCAATTTGTGTGATCACACCGAACTTGCACACTCGTCCTTCTGCGACTTCTGAAATCATTTCGCCAAGCTCGTTGACCTCTTCGATCTCACCGTTCTTTACGGCTTCCCACCAAGGCATGACTTTGAACTTTGCCAGATTAATCTTATTTTCCCAGAGGCGCGGGTATCTCACTTTTCACCCCTGATCTTAGCGAGGGCTTCGCGGGCAGCGTCGATCTTATTTTGAAGCTCAACTTCGGATTCATAATTTAACGTGTGGTAAAAAGTAGGGTCAAGACCAGGAGTAACTGGCCCTTTTGGGGCAAAGCTAAGTCCTAACATTGCCGCCTCAGCCGCGACCTTCAGTTCGGATTCTAGGGTGTCACAGTCCTCTAAAAGGCTGAGCACCATAGGGGTGTGCGTAAATGTCTCTCGGTACAAAGCTCTCTGTTCTTTCGTCGTCTTCATTTCAACTTCTCCAAAATCTCTTGGCGCAACGACTCGCGGCCTTCCGTTTTATACCAATCCTCGCGGCATGCGTCGCTTGGGTCATTCGCCTTACTCTCCTCAATAATCTCTTCCACGCGTGCCAACATGGCTTGGGCTCCCGCTGTGAAATCAACTTTTGACCACGAGCGGTCTACATCGTTGTCCATTGATCGGGAGTGCTTCTCCGCTTGCTCGTCGATCCATTTATTCATTTTGTGGTTCCTTGTACTCCGGTGATTGAAACGTAAGCCCCGGATCTTTTTGTCCGGTCTGTCCGCAGTCCTTGCACTCAACTCCGCCCCAAGCGAGAAGTTCGGTAGACTTAGCGCCGCAGTTGTTGCATGTGACGATCCATTTATTCATTTGATTCCTCTTCCATAGTCTGTAGGTCATCCATCATAATCATGTGACCTTCGATACATGGGTGGTCTGGATAGGCGTGGTTTGAGATATCGCTAATTAATTTCCTGGCCTCATGTAAAACTTTTAGTTCGCCCAAATTAGCTGCTTCGTAATGACGAAGGCGTCGAAACGCTAAGTATATGGGGTGGTTTCTACTCGGTACGACGTGGATCATTTCTCCCCGCCCTTCAACAAATCTTCGTAGTCAGAGATAAGTTCTGAATAGGCCGGAAACTCGTGATGCCCGTGAACCCATTTCATTGCGCGATCTAAAAGCTCTCTCAGCTTCTTAATCTCTTCAGCGATCTCGGTGCACCCTTGGCATTCATTCATATACTGCGTGACCTTGGGAAGTTCTCCCCAGTTGGCCTTCTGATCGTCGCTATCTTGCGGGGTCATTTGGAAACCTCGTATTTCTCAACCTCAGTTGTTAAGCGAATTTCTGTCTTCATCAAAAACTTCTTTTCACATTTTGTGTTCAAACACTTTTTAATGTGGAAATACGGACTTAGCTTTAGATCGGTCATGGAAAAGATGTCGGTGGTATTCATCTCGACATCACAGTGCGGACAAGTTGGAAACTTAATGGAGTTAAAGTTCATTCCCCATGCTCCTCTTTGTCGGTGGGTGGGGTGATAAGCTTTCCGAGTACGATACGAACCATTGCTGCTGAGTTTATATCGAGCTTTGGCGTGAATCCATCAGGCTCACTGAAAAAGTCAGGTGCGTAAGCCAGGATGAACTGGTTCATCTCGAAACGCATCCGCTCACGCTCTTCCTGAACTCCAAGCGCGTGGCCGAAGTGGGCTCCGCGCTTGAAGGCGTAAAAAGTAGTGTGCCCATCTTCGTCATGAGCCGCCTCTTCAATCTTGCGCTTCGTTTCGGGGGTCATACCGAGTCTCCAATCCACACAATAAAACCAGCTAAAATAAGGGAGACAAAAAATGAAATAAAAATACAGAAAGCTCCCCACTTATGCCTAAAAGCTATAAAAAATCCCGCGATCGGAACCACTAGCAAAACTATCTGCGCTATTCCACGAGGGGTGCTCACGACTTCACTTCGCTTTCTGGGTTGAGGATATGATATTCCGCTCCCGATGGATGATCGGAGTTCCATTCTCGAACAATTGCAGCGCACCTCTCACGCTCCGCTTTAATCATCTTCTCAACTTGCGCTTTAGGGACGGTGCCGGATCTACCTGCGAGGAATGCCTCATATGCTGTTTTTGTGAACGCAGTTTTACACTGATTATGTAAATATGACTCTGCATCCTTCTCATCATCCGGCGTCGTCTCTCGCAGTAGGGCGTAGAGGGATTCGGCCCCTTGCATGAAATCAATCAGTAGGCCCCTGTTCTCTACGTCTACCCAACGAGAAACAGCTTTGTTTTTCTCGGCAGTCCGATACAGGTTTCGACCTTTATCTTCCAGCTTAGCGCGTAGGGTTGGGGGGATCATGACCATACCACCGATCTAATGGGCTTACGAATGTTGTTCATCTCCATATATTTCTCAAGCCACTCGCCAGTTAGTTTTGCCACCTCGGAGTTTTGTGGGAAGTCACCTTTTCTGATTCCTAAAAACCATTTCTCAGATAGGCGCTCAGAGTTTGGCTTAAGATCACCAAGACTTTTGAAGTGCGTCTTTCTTACGTTCGCAATTGTTCCGACAAGGCACGCGCATTCACCTTCGTACTGAGAGCCGTCAATTTTTCCGTCCCACAACGCTTTGTAAAGCTCTGGTACTTCTGTCTTTGCCATGTCCAAGACCTTATAAAAATCATCGACAATATCGTTTAGGTCCGCATAGCTTAGGTCCGCAGAGCGTAGGTCCGCATAGCGTAGGTCCGCATAGCGTAGGTCCGCATAGCGTAGGTCCGCAGAGCGTAGGTCCGCAGAGCGTAGGTCCGCATAGCGTAGGTCCGCATAGCGTAGGTCCGCAGAGCGTAGGTCCGCAGAGCGTAGGTCCGCAGAGCGTAGGTCCGCACGCTCCCCATCTGGCTCATTCATCACCCACTTTCTGTGCTTCTCTAAAATATTTTTTAATTCTTGTGGTTCAATTGTTCTCATCGTTCATAACCTCAATAAATTTCACGCAGCGGTACGACATTCCCTTACGCTCTCTTTCCATAAAGTCTTTTGCTTGCGCTTCTGAAAAGTGAAGAGACTTATGAAGACCAACAGAATCAGAAGCTTCCACCATAAACACGCACCTCCTAGGCTCCCGCTTCTTTTTCTTGCGGATTACTTTCGTGACTTGCTTACGATTAATTTCTGAGCCGTCATCTGCTTCATATACGGTTGATCCATGCACATCAGTGAATATCTCAGTTACTGCATGTGGACCGTACCTACCTGGACCTTCACACCACTCAATCTTGTCGCCTACGTTGATCGGGCGTTTTTCTTTTTTCATACTCACTCCTTCTTTTTATTGGCCTCGTGTACGGTGATTTGGTAAACGCCTCGCCACGACGAAAAGCCCACGAGTTTAACCCCTAGCGTGCGGGGACCAATTCACTCACCGAGTTGTAGCTGCGATTAAGCAAGGGTCCACGGTGATGGTGAAACTCAATTTAAACTCACTCTCGAAACCAAAAATATTACTGCCGCTGCCAACAAGCACAGCACGGCTGCATAAACGTCCTTCATTCCATCGCCTCCTCAATTGCATCACTCCACAATTTCACGTCTCCAAGCTCCTTCACGCACGCGTTGTCACCATAAACACATCGCCTAAAGTCGTGATTAAACATCATTCGCATTCTGCTCTGACAAAAAGTGCATGAAAGTTTTTCAGGGTCAGGCGAAACGTCGATGATTTTTCCAACCCTTCGGCGTGGCCTTCGATGCTCGGGGCTTGCAATGTTGTAACCAAAAACAATTGGGGCTTCCGTTGTAGCTGCTAAATGTAAAAGACCGTTATCTAAACCCACCACAACCTCACTTTTTGACATCACTTTTGCAGCTTCAAGAAGCGTGGTTTTCCCACGCAAATCAATCCCGCCTCGGTAGTCGTAGCCCGCTTCAAAGCTCACTTTCCTAGTACCCACTTTGTCGTTGCCTAAAAACACGGGCGTAATCCCGCGAGAAATCAAATAGTCTTTGATTCCATTAAACGTACTCGCTAACATCGCGCGGTTTTCATAAGTCGCACCGGGCGTCATCACTGCATACTTCTCGCGCCTGAAAATCAGACTTTGAATGTATTCAGGCATTGCAACGGGAGCCGTGTTGAACACGGGATAAAACTCATGGCCTTTTGGTGGTGGGCAAAGAGTTGCGTAATACACAAAAGCCACGTCAACTAAGTGCATCCCCATACCGTTAATTGGGTTATCGCTTGGCATGAAAGTTGGGATCTTTCCATCCGTCTCATCTCGCCACTCTTTTGAAGACTTAAGTTCCCACTGCTTAAAGTTCTCTTCTCTAGCCACAAAGTTGTAAGCTAAGTCATAAAAATAATCGGAGACAAAAATCCTACCGTGAAGGTGAGGGCTCTCACGAATCAGCCAAAGCATCGCTGACATCGAGCAAATATAATCGCCAATCCCGCCCTTTGTGATGACGTAGTTTAGGACAACGGGAGCAGGAATCGTATGCCCATCTCGAAAGTATTTGGTATTTAGTTGGATGACTTTTGCTTTCATTTTTGTGCTTCCTCAGTGATCCCTTTTAAAAACCCACTGTCGTGTGCTGCTAAAAATCTCTCCCCAAACAACGCAAGAAGTGCGGCCTCTGCTCTGCCGTCGTGCTTTTTAAGGGAAAAATATTTTTCTCTTGAGCCTTTAAATTTAGCCGCCGCAAGATCAATGGATTCTTTTTTGTTTGAGGAAAGACCCATCAAAATCTTCCACACGCTTGGCAAAACGAAATAGACTGGGATCTCGTTTAAGTTGAGCACCGTTTTCACCGCTCTATAACTCTCTCCAAACCTAAACGCGGATGTCCTACCGTCTTTTGGCCTTGCTCCAACTTCTTCCACCACCGCAAACGCCGTCTCTCTTGCCCTAAGATCCACGATGAAGTTTAGGGCGTGATCATTCACTTCTTGCTTGGGGTTTTTCTTGTGTGGAACTTTAGAAAGCGGCATATCAGCCACGTCCACCAGACTTTTAGTCTCAAAGTTGTACCAGGCCAGGGCTCCGTTTAGCCCGGGGTCAACACCAAGGATTAGGGGACGGCTAGGCTTAAGCAAAGATGTCCTCGTCTTCGATCGTTGGTGGTTTTTCTTTAGTTGAAAAATGTCTTTCAGCCACACTGACGGGGCGTGGATCTAAGTCTTCAGCGGTTAAAATCATCCCCTCCATACGCGCTGCCTTTATGATCCAGGTCATGGCGTTCTTTGGGACAACTCCATCACCGCCGCCCTTACTTTTAGGGTGGTTCCAACGATAGACACTTACTTGATTGATCTTGTGCCCTGCCTTTTTTAGCGCCTCAAAGAGTGCCTTATATCCACCAAATTTGATCGCCAGGCGCTCAACTTGGGTGAGCTTTGCGCTCGTTCCTAAGTGGCTTAGGATCAGCCTTTTGAATGTTCTCGTGCGTTCGTTGTTCATGGGGAGTTACCCTATTTGTAACTCATTTCCATGTCAACTAGTTGCTTTTAAACCAACAAGTTGTTGTCAACAAGTTGATAAATTACCGAAATTATTAAGAAAATTTTTTAAAAAAGTTGATGATTTCATTGCTGCACGCCGATAATTCTGGTATTAGACGCGACATGGCACCAAAAAGAACTAAGTCCCCGCAAAAAGTTGACAAAGCTAGGGCTAAACGAGTCGGCAAAAGTGTAGAAGTTGCCAACACCCGTTGGTTTAAACTGAAGCTCATTGAAAAAGGGGTATCCCAAAACGAACTTGCCGCCATGCTTGGTGTCGATAAGTCGGCAATGAACCACATGATTGCGGGGCGTCGTAAAATCACCTACGAAAACGCCGTAGTGATAGCCAGGGCTTTAGGGGTTCCGGTTGAAGAGTTCATGGCCTCGGTAAAGAACACGGGAGAGGGGCCGGGGGACGATAGGGGCCTTGAAATCTCAGGATGGATCGATGGGGCTCTTATGGTCCACAAAGGCGCTCCACGCGGCCCCAGGAAAGCGCCAGACCCACAAAAAGGGTCGTCGGCTAGGGAGCAGATCGAAGTCTTAAGGTGCCAAACCATGGGCTCCCAGTTTGATGGGATCGATGGGGCGTTGGTTTATTACTACCCAAGCAAAAGGGTTGATCCGGATTCTTTACAGCGCATGTGCATCGTGGAGTTTGATAATGGAATGCGAGCGATGCGAACGGTGAAGAGGGGCTACTCGGCAGGTAGGTTCAATCTTTCGCTTATCAACGGGGTGATCTCTGAAGAAGATGCGAAAATTGTAACTTCTAGCCCGGTTATGTGGATGAAAATGTAACTTTAGGGGCCGATGAAGCGTTGAGGGTGCGTGAAAAGGGAAAGTTACATAAAACGTAACCCACCGGAAATCTATGCCACCAGAAACACGCGAAAAAACGCGCTTAAAGTTACGATAAATGTAAGTAATCGATGTAAAATCTTGACGCATGTGCGCCTGTCCCGTATCTACCCGGGACAACGAAAGGTGCCCGGGACGGGTCTTTTTTCAATGGTTTCATAGGTTTAAGTCCACTGTCCCAGTGTCCCGGGTAGTGGTGAGAAATTCTATATATAAGAATATAAATAAGGGATGTACGTATAAAGTATTATGGCTACGCATATGTATATATCTATATATATCTTTAATAATATTTAAAAAGAATAGGGACAGTTGGGACAGAGCACTTAAGATTTTGTTTTTCTTGGATTATTTTGTCCCAGCTTCTGTCCCAACTACAAAATTGTGGCCGGGACAGCCCGGGACAGAAGGGATGGGTGTCTCTCTGGTTTTTGGGTTGGCGGTTTTTTGGTTGATGGTTTTTGGGGCGTTGAAAGGGTGAGCTAATGGATCAAAACACATCCGCAAATATTTGCTTTGTCGTAATGACCGGCGTTTTGATTTGGTTTGGCGCGTTTTTGAATAAGAGGGTGACGACTAGGACGGGAGCGTTTCTAGGGTTTGCGGCGTTGACGTTTGTTTGGCTTGGGCTTTCTTGGGGCTTGGTTAAGTTTTTGGGGTTGGGTTTCAGGGATTAAGACGGGTTTTGATTTTTGGTTTGGGTTGAAGCATCCGCTTTGCAGCGGATTAGGATGTTTTGTTTTTCCACGGTCATGAAATCGAGGCCGTTCCACTGCGCGCTTTTGCCGTTTGATGAATGCGCTATGTCGTATCCTTGGGGGCAAACTTGAGCGGCCCTTTCATAGCAAGCGTTGATGTTCATGGTACAGGTCACCGAAATCGTTCCGTCTGGGAACGCTCGAGCGTTTGATTTAGGCGTGGCGCAGGAACTCAAGGCTAGAAGAGTGATTGCTAAGGGTAGTTTCATAATATGTCTTTTCGGCATAATTGATCGTTTTGGTTAGTTAGGAATTTAAAACGGCGTTACGAGATGACACCCGCAACGCCGCATTAAACCCCTAAGCCCTTGTCACTCCTTGTCATAGGTTTGAACCGTAACAAGGTCACCTTTCATGGTGAACGGAGATTTTAGTCTCGATGGCCATGAGAGGGATTGGGGTTATTTTTGGTTATCGTATAGCTGTGATTCAAGGGCAAGCGCGGAAAGAATTGCGTATCTTGCAGCCGCAATAGTTTCAAATCTGGATCTCGGTTCTCTTATCCAAGTCGGTTCGTAACCTTTCCAAGTAACTCTTACCGCATACTCAAATTCGTTTTGGGCCACGATATCGTACTCGATTCCCATTATGCGGTGACTTTCCTCGGTTTCACCTATCGGAGTTCCGTGAGGGGTTCTCATGGTTACTCCGCTTTCGCTTTTTTGACGTTTTTTAAACCAATTGAAGTCCCCGACTTGGAGACTTTCGCTTCCACGTTTTGGCACTTGTAAACCTCTTCACCACGAATTGCGGCAAGGATTGCTTTGTCGGGTGAAACGGTTTGGCCTTTATAGGTGTAATAGATTTTTTGTTCGGCGTTTACGTTCATTGAGATGAGTGCGGCTAGGATGATTAAGTGTTTCATTTTTAGTTCCTTTCTTGTTTTAGTACCTGTATTAGTTCTAGCATCGTTAAAAGAATTTCCTTGTTTGCTTCATTTCCATGCATGAACTCAATCGATTGCGCGATCCATGCGCAGCGATTTTCAAATTGCTGATCAGTCATAGTTTTATCCTCAAAACGGTGTGTGTAATGGGCAGCATTCAAGGTGGTTTGGTCCCGGTTCAGTTCCTTGTGGGCATGGTCCGCTTGCTTTGCCGCAAAAAGCTTTAAACCTTTCGTATCGTCTGATGTGTGATTCTCCGTTTACCCAAGAATGTTTCCACTGCTTTTTGACTTCATCGGGTATTTGTCTGAAGTTGATCCACGCCGATAAATCACAGTCTTCCTCGAGATAGGCATATTTTTTGGTCATGTAACTGAAGCGTGAAATTTCCAAGCCTTGAAGACATGCTAGGCGCACATCCTCGAGCGGAACTCTTAGCCATCCATGGCCCGAGTCACTAAAAGATCTTAATTTTGCGTAATTTGTTTTAGTCATTTTGTACCTGCTTTCAAAATTTTGTCCGTTGTAGATAAGATTTTTCGACATGATTTTTCGGGTATAGTTTCGGTGTCAATCCAGTTTTGGATATACCCGCGACAATATTCTACGCCTGGCAAATTCAAGGCGGCTAAGCAAAGCATCGCCGTTGCTTCCGCTTCAACTTCCATGAGTGACCTTGGAATTGATTCGTCATGCGCGGTAACTTGATCGGTATGGCCTAAAAGGACATGCGCGAGTTCATGAAACAGGGTTTTAATCGGAAGTTGCGCCATCGGGTTAATTGCGACGCTTTTTTCCGATGCATACCCTTGGATATTCCCGTTTAGTAAATCGAAAGGAATTTCGGTTATCCCGAGATTTTCTAAAGCTAATTTTTTGTCCCATTGTACTAAACTCATGTCATCGAACGTATCTCCTTCAGTTTGAGAATGAACAAACCACCGATTGACCATGCGGAAAAAAGCGAAAGTTTCTTCCACAGTTTGGCCATTAACGGTTTTTTCCTTTTTGGCAGTCATAGGCATGAAAAGCGCGATCGCTTTTTCGCCTTTTTTCACTTTACGTCCGCGCTCGTCCCACTTTTTGAATGTCGCGATTGGCCCGACCGGAATGTTGCGTGAATAGCATTGGGACAAAGCCAATAATTGATTACCCACCGAAAATGAGTGAAACGCTCTGTACGCTTCAAGCATTTTCCCTGGGCTATTTACAGCGTCGATTAGTAACGCATGAAAATCGGGTTTTTTGATATCTTGTGACATGTTTTTCTCCGTTCGTTAATTGATCCGGTTCAAAGGATCAGTTTTGTTTTTGGTCGATGATTTTTTCGCAATCCAAGTCTTCGCTTGAATCAACGCAAGCGTCGTAAGCGGCTTGGTTGTATCCCGCTTGCTCGTCGCTAAGTTTGGTTTGGGGAAGTTCAGCGGCTTGCGCTGAAAGACTGAATAAGACTAAAACTAAGTACTTCATTTTTAACTCCGTTCTGATGCGGTTCAATGCATCTAGTAATGAAGTTACACTATTCGCAACTAGTTGACAAGCAAAATATCAACTAGTTGACAAAAAATTCTGTGGCGCATTATATTGAGAACGCATGGCGATGACAAAAGAGAAGTGGGACGCAATAATCGACGCAATTTACGCCGGGCTAACCACTTCAAAAGCCGTGGAAAATCAAGGGGTTACAAGGAAGCAATTTTACGAATACAAGAATGCAGATTCGTTGCGCGAAAGCGAATACGCGCGCGCACAGCAAGATAGAAGTGATTTAGACGTTGATGAGCTCATTACTATCGCCGATGACCCCACAATTGACTCCAATCGTGCACGCAACATGATCGACGTGCGCAAGTGGACTGCAAGTAAAAGGATGCCGTCAAAGTACGGTGACCGTATCGATCTCAACGTCCAATCCACCGTCGATATCGGACCCGCATTGCAAGCCGCTCGAGCCCGCTTGCTATCAATATGCGACCAGCCGAAAGACGTGGAAGCGGATGTCATTGAAACCATTGAACATGCATCTCCTAAAGTAACTGGTTCCAAACCAGTCACCGATGAATCAGCGTCTAAAAGTTCCGATGAATTAGACCCATTAGGTCTATTCGAATAGATCATGTGCATCGTCACTCACGCATGAATGAACTAACGTCGATCGGTGCGCGTGAGCTCACGGGAAAATAAATCATAGGGGGGAGTACCCCGGGGGGTGGGGTCCGGTTAGGATTTTATAACCCAGGATATGGATGGTGGTGCGAGCCCGATTTTTAATTTTTAAAATTTCTTGAACTAGTTACGTTTTTCGCAAAAGTTGAAAACAACAACCAGTTGGTATTTTATCAACTTGTTGGCAAACGCTTCATCGCCCTACCACTCAAAAGACGATTCAGCCCTTCTTGCTCAGATCTTCGATCCCAAGATTGCCGACGACCCTTATGCGTTTGTCATGTTTGTCTTCCCCTGGGGTCAGCGCGGATCAATGCTCGAGCGTTTTTCTGGCCCAAGGTCTTGGCAAAAAGATGAGCTTCTTTCGATTCGAGATCATATTCGCCAAAATAAAAACCTAGTCAGGCAAGGCAAATCGCCCGAGGTCTACAAGTCTGCCACCACTTCAGGCCGCGGCCCCGGAAAGTCCGCTCTCGTTGCCTGGCTTAATTTGTGGATGATGAGCACAAGGACGGGTGCTACTTGCATCAACACCGCTAATAACGAAACTCAGCTTAAAACCAGAACGTGGGCCGAGCTTGGTAAGTGGCATACGCTTGCGATTAACTCTCATTGGTTTGAAAAAACCGCGATGAGTTTGAAGCCAGCGGAGTGGTTTGAAGAACTCTTAAAGAAACAAAAGCTTGATACTGGTTATTACTATGCCCAGGCTCAATTGTGGTCTGAAGAGAACCCGGACGCTTTTGCTGGTATTCACAACGATCGTGGCATTTTGCTTATTTTTGACGAGGCGTCTGGTATTCCTTCACCGATTTGGAAGGTTTCTGAGGGGTTCTTCACGGAGCCGATTCAGGATCGCTATTGGTTTGTATTCTCAAATCCACGTCGAAATACTGGCGAATTCTTCGAATGCTTCCACCGCTATCGCGATTATTGGAAAAGAAGGCACATTGATTCGCGGGATGTGGAAGGCACTGACAAAAAAGTTCTAAACGACATCATCGAAAAGTATGGCGAGGATTCGGACGAAGCTCGCGTTGAGGTTAGGGGCGAGTTTCCTAGGCAGGGCGATAGCCAGTTCATTAGCCGGGAAATCATTTCCCAGGCCGTAGAGCGCGAGGTTGTGGCCGATAACTGGGCACCGCTCATTATGGGAGTGGATCCGGCTAGGTATGGGGATGATGCGACTGTGATCCGTTTTCGGCGCGGTCGAGACGCAAAGAGTATCCCACCTGTGATCATGAAGGGTTCGGACAACATGGCGGTGGCAAACGCGTGCGCGGAGCTAATCAACAAGTATAATCCCGATGCGGTTTGTATCGACATGGGGAATGGGACTGGGATCATCGATAGGCTTAGGGAAATGAAGTTCCGAATCCACGAGGTGGCTTTTGGAGCGGGAAGCCCCGAGCCCGAATACGCAAATTTTAGAACTTACCTTTGGGCTCGGATGAGGGATTGGCTAGGCGGTGGGTGCATTGATCGCTCCCAGTTTCTTTCTGACGATTTGGCGGGGCCTGAGTATCGGTTTCAAAAGGGGACGGACAAATTGATTTTGGAGTCGAAAGAGGAAATGAAGCGCAGGGGGTTGGCGTCGCCCGATCATGGGGATGCGCTGGCTTGTACCTTTGCGGTGAATGTCGCTAGGAAAGATATTTCTAGTTCTCGCAGCGCGCAACGCGGTCCGAGGATTGCCCGGGGTACGGATTACCGTCCTTTTTGACTTGTGACAACAAGTTGATAAATAGTAAACTAGTTGTCAAACAGGGGGCATTATGGGTTTCAAACTTAAGAAGCTAAATCCTTTCTCAAGCCAAGGGACTTTGGGTCGTGCGGTTTTAACGGGCGGAGCATCGCTTGTCCCCGAGATGCTCGCTAAAAAGGCACTGAAGGCTACTGCTCCAACTGATCCCGGAGCGCCTATGGGAATGCCAGATCCTTTGAACCCTGAAGATGAGCGAGCAGCAAAGGCCATGGAAGAAGCGCAAGCGCAGCAACGAAATGCGCGCGGTAGGTCTTCAACTATTTTGGGTGGAAGACAAGGGATTTTATCTTCCGGCGGCATCATTCGCCGTTTCCTTTTGGGGAGCTAAAAGTTGTTTAGCGGGAATAAGACTGAACGAGCGGCGGCAGCGGTTAGGGAGTACGAAAGACTTTCCGCTAATCGCGGTATTTTAGATTCACACTGCGAAGAGATTGCTGAGCGTGTGGTCCCTAGAAGTAAGGGACTTTTCCTCGGTAAAATAAATCCCATCAATGTTGGTGATAAAAAGAACGAAGAGATTTTTGATTCATCACCCGCGATTGCTCTTTCTAGGATGGTCGCAATTATTGATTCGCTTTTGTCTCCTAGAAATGAAACTTGGCACAGACTTTCTGCAAACGACCCTAATCTTGCAAAGATCCGCTCCGTTCAACTTTATTTTGAAGAAGCCAACCAAACACTGTTTCGTCACCGATATGCAGCGAAAGCCAACTTCTCGTCTCAGAACTATCAGACGCTAGAATCTTCTTGTGCGTTTGGAACGGGGAGCATGTTTGTGGATGCTCTCTATGGGGAGCAGGGGCTTAGGTATCGCAACATTCATTTAGGTGAAATTTATTTTAAGGAAAATCACCAAGGGCAAGTGGATACGGCGATTCGCTGTTTTCCGATGAGCGCACGCCAAGCGCTTCAGAAGTGGCCAAAGACTTTACCGGACACTATCCGAAAAACGTTGGTCACTGATCCAGACAAAGAGTTTTGGTTTGTCCATGAAGTGAAGCCAAGGATTGAAGGGTATGATCCCACTCGAAAAGATTTTAAGGGGATGTTTTATCAATCCCTTTACGTTTCGTTGGAAGACAAAGCGGAGCTTGATGAGGGTGGTTATAATGTTTTCCCTTATCCAGCCGCGCGATTCAATAAGTCCCATCGCGAGCCTTATGGTCGCGGCGCTTTCATGGATGTTTTGCCAGCCATTAAAACTTTAAATCTTCAAAAGAAAGTTTTGCTGAAGCAAGGCCACATGGCAGTCGATCCGATTTATCTCATGCACGATGATGGGATTATGGACGGCTTTGCTGCGATCCCAGGGACGATGGTCCCAGGCGGAGTGAGTAAAGAAGGCCGTCAGCTTGTTCAGGCGCTTCAGCCAGGTAATGTTTCTCTTGGCAAAGATTTGATGGACCTGGAAAAACAGGCGATCGATGACGCAAGCTTTGTTAGTCTTTTCCAAATTCTTATCGAGAATCCACAGATGTCGGCTACGGAAGTGTTGGAGCGCTCGAAGGAAAAAGGAATTCTTCTCGCGCCACCACTTGGCATTTTACAGACTGAATATCATGGCGCGCTGATTGAGCGCGAACTTGATCTTCTTTCGATGCAAGGTCTTTTACCTGAAATGCCGCCCGAGCTTGTTGAAGCTGGCGGTGGATTTAGGGTGGATTACGAATCGCCGCTTAATCGCTCACAGCGTTCGGGCGAATCTTCCGGCGTGATGCGGACTATCGAAAGTATGCTTGCGGTCGTTAACGTCACTCAGAATCCAGAGCCGCTAGATTTTTTCAATTGGGATGTGATCGCAAAAGAGACTGCGTTTAATCAAGGGGTGCCTACTCGGTACATGAGAAGCGACGAAGAAGTACAGGCAATTAGGCAAGGTCGCGCTCAGCAAGCTGAAGACGAAAAAGCAATTCAAGCAGCACCCGCTGCCGCTGCGATGGTGAAGGCGGCTAATAACGCATGAAGGATGCAAAAGAGTTTTTGAGGGCTAGGCAAGCGGCCTACACCCAAGTTTTTGACAAAGACAACCAGTTTACCAAGGCGGTGATGGAGGATTTGGCCAAGTTTTGTAGGGCCGATCAATCTACGTTTCACGCCGATCAACGTATTCACGCGGTCTTAGAGGGGCGGCGTGAGGTGTGGTTAAGGATTAGCCATCACATAAACTTAGGCCCAGACGAGCTATGGAAGCTTTATGGGGAAAGAGGAAAAGTCGATGAGCAATCTTGAAAACGGTAGCGGGCAAGCAACTGAAGGACAGACAGGCGGCGCGGCGGCACAAGCCGCACCAGCGGCACCCGCTGCTACAAGCCAAGCCGGAGCAGGGGCAACGGCCACTTCTTGGACTGAAGGGTTTAGCGAAGAACTGAAGGGCTATGTTCAAAACAAGGGATTCAAAGATCCGGCTGCCGTTTTAGATTCCTACCGTAATTACGAAAAGCTCATGGGTGTGCCTAAAGAGCGTTTGGTAAAGCTCCCCGAGAAAGAGGATGATGCCGCCGCTTGGGGTGAGATTTACAATCGTTTGGGTCGGCCAGAGAAGGCCGACGATTACAAGGTTGAAGCTTTTGGTGGGGAGAAGGACGGTGAAGTCATTAAGTGGGCAAAAGGTGCCTTTCACGAGATGGGCTTAACTCGCAAGCAAGCCGAGGGTTTTTCCCAAAAGCTAAACGAGTATGTTGCTAAAACCATGGAAGCGGAAAAGGTTCAGGTCGAAGCACAAGTTAAGAAGGCCGAAGAGGATTTAAAGCGCGAGTGGGGAGCGGCCTATAATCAAAATTTAAACGTCGCCAAGATGACGGCTAAGAAGTTTGGGCTTACTGAGGAAGCTGCCGACGCCATTGAGAGTGTCGCTGGCTTTGGCGGGGTAATGAAGTTTCTGCACGGGATCGGTAGTGCGACAGGCGAGCACGGATTTGCGGGCGGGGAAAGCGGATCTTCCGGTATTCTTACCCCGAACGCTGCGCGGGCTAAGATCGAAGAATTAAAGAACGATCCTGAGTTTTCCGCCCGCTATTTAGCCGGTGAGTCAAAGGCCGTTAATGAGATGACCAACCTTCATCTCATGATGGCCGGTAAGACATCAAAATGACAAAGCAACAACTTGTTGACAAATTGCCTAAATAATTTAGAAAATAATACCGATGGATAAAGAGAGTCTGAGGCTTGAGCTACTAAAGCTTACCATGCGTAAGGATCGCCCCCCAGTTAGCTGGGTTAACGACGCCAGAACGCTTGAAGCTTTTGTGCTTGAAGACTCAAAGACTCCATCAAAGAGCGGTAAGAAGGAAAAACCTTCTACTGAAAAAAAGGATTCTGATAACGCTGATCTCTTTAGTTAGCGCCAGATGACAGTGGGAAAGACCACGGCCTGGCCCGGGCATTGGGTATGAAGCTGGCCCCGCAAGGATAAGCCCTTCGAAAACCGTTTAATTTTAACGATTTTTGGGAGGGACTTATGTCCGCAAATGCACCAGATCATTTTGTCACGCAGTTCGCAACAAACATTCAATTAAAACTCCAACAAAAAGGTTCTCGCTTACGCAAGACCGTTATGGAAGGCACTCACTACGGTGAGAAAGCTTCGCCAGTCGATCAGATTGGAGCGATCGAGATGCAACAGGTTGTGTCTCAGTTCGCACCTAAATCCCGCACCGATGCCGTTTTGGATCGCCGCTGGGTTTTCGGCGAGGACTACGAACTCAACCAAATGTTGGATTCGTACGACAAGCTTAAGCTTTTGATCGATCCAAAATCCAAGCAAGTTGAAAACGCTGTTTTGGCAGCCGGTCGCCAAATCGATCG